GTAATTTAATATTATCACCATTTTCCATATCAAATGGTTTTTTATCTTTAATTTTATCAACAATAAGTTCAAATCGCCACTCTTTACCTGCTTTAATTAGGTCATTCTTTCGTAAATACATAAATCTCTCCTTATACTGCTATTTATATAACAGAACGGAAAGAAAGTCAAGCGTTATTTGAGGTATCTTTAGGGAGTTTTTCTATTTCTTCTTCATACAATATCATAGTTATTAGACTATATATTGCCATATCCATTAATGTATCTTTAATGTTTTCTTCTTTGAATTTGAACTCACCCTTCTTTATAAAATTACAAATACGAGCATACTTATCACCCATACGAATAATAGAACCCTGCCATGCAGGAGTACCTGCTAATTCTGATAGTCTAAAGTTAGCAAAGATATCAGCCGTATCTGCATAATCGTGTCGCTTCTTATCGTGCAACTCTTTTATCACATTTAAAATTTCATAAAATCTTTTACTTTGCTTGTTCATAATTTACCTACTGTTAGATATTCAACCAGACCTCCACTAGACGCCCATACTTTATTTTTATTTTGAAAATCTACAATCTCTTGAGCATCTTCTTCAAATGTTCTTGAAGCAATAATACTACCTGTCGGTCGTTCAATCACTAACCAAGAAATTTGTCCATCCCTTTTACTTAATTTCTTTTCATAACTAAATGAATCTTTTGAAGGACCTCTTGGTGGTTTTTTCTCATATACTCTTTTATTTTTTCGCTTGTTCATCTAACCTCTTTACATTAACTGCTGTTTTCTTTCCCTTATGTTCAGCAATATCATATGATAAGGGACCATCTTCAAGTAATTCCGTAAGATTTGCTTTCTCCAATTCAGATACATGGAGGAAAATATCTTTCCCCCTTATATCTGGAGTAATGAAACCATACCCCTTGTCATTACTCCACCATTTCAATTTACCTGTTGCCATACTATACCTTAAAATCTGAAAATTCTCCCAATGGTTTTTTAGATTTAAACTGATCCTCTTGACCAGTATCAACTAAATCTTCCTGAGCCTTTTGCTCAACATCATACAATCTCATTTTGGACCGATCAACTCCAACAATGAATTTTCTATTAACTGTTGGATCATTATATCTGTTCTTTAGTTGTTTAATTAATATTTGATTTTTCTGTTCTAATTCTTCTGATGAAATTAATGCGAACATAAAATCTGCTGTTGCAGGTAAACCAAAACTTTCTGCTGTATCTTCCATTCCAATATCACTACTAACAAAACCACCCCTTGTGGTTTGTGTTGCAGAAAATACTGGAATATTATATTCAACTGCAAGTCCTCTTAATTCTTCTGCTATTGCTTTAATGTATGTGTATGAATTAACATTTGCACCTGCTTTAAATCTAGCAGAAGCAGCAATATTTAAATAATCAACAAACAGAATATCTGGTTTAAATGATTTCTTTAATGCTAATTCATTCAGTAAATTTTTAAAATGTCCTGTATGTGCTGATGCTGTAGGATATTCCTTAATAATTAACTTACCTGATGTTTTACTTTGCAACTTATTAATTTTTGTTTCATACATTTGATAAGGCAATTCTTCCAAATCACTCATACCCACATTTAAAAGATTGGCGTCTATTCTTTCAGCAATTCTTTCTTCTGTCATTTCTAATGTGATATACAATACATTCTTGCCTTGCAATAAAATAGACGAAGCAAGGTGTGTCATAAACATTGTCTTACCAACACCAGTCCCTGCCAAACATATATTCAAAGTCTTGGAGGGAATCCCACCTCTGGTTATCTTATTAAAAAATTCTAAATCTAATTCTAATCGTTCCTCTTTTCTCTTATAAAAATCATATCGTTCTTTTGTTTCTGTAAGATAATCGTGACCAATCTTCTGGTCAAAGGAAACTGATAATGCTTGAGATAACATTTCTGGAAGATATTCTGGACTATGAGCTTTATCTTTACCATCAAGTATTTGAATGCCACCAAGTATTGCATTATGTATTGCTCTATCTTTACAAAACTTTTCTGTTGTTTCTACTAACCATTTTTGGTCAATCTGTTCCTTGTTTAATGTGCCTAAAATATCTGTAATGGTTTTATATTCAGTTTCATTAACATCTTTTCTATTGTTTAACTCAATGGATAATGCTTCTTTTGTTGGAAGATTATTATACTTGGTAATGAAATGATATATTTCCCTGAATAAAATCTTATCAAATCTCTCCGTAAAATATTCCTCTTTTAAAAAAGGTAATACTTTTCTGGCATACTCATCATTGTGAATGAGATTTTTAAGTGTTGTTCGTTCTATTCGTTCCATCTTTTTTCAATTTCTCATCCAATAATATAACTAATACATCACCAATATGATTTATAAATTCTTGACTATCTGTATCTGCTTCAATATAATTTTCCATAACTGTATAATCAAACTTCATTGGTAAAGTTCCATCAGGTTGCTTTTCTGACTCTGGTGCAAATCCCACATTACCATACTTGAATGTAATGCTTGCGAATGGACCACTAATCAATTTAAGTGCTGTAAAATCCTCTCCTGGCTTTTCGACATAGACAAAATCTTCTCGGTGCTTAGGATTGGTCGTCTTGTGTTTCTTGGGGTATTTCAATTACATCTCCGTATTTAAATTCTTTTTTACAAGCGACCTCATCTATCTTTTTTAAAATATCTTTTGTAAAATATTTCATTGGGTCATTATTAATTGTCTTGCCAAATGCTTTTGAACCATCGGGCAATTCTATTCTAGTAGATACTTGTTTAAATATATTATACTTTAAAGCTAAATCTAATAGACCGTAGTATCTATCTAAACCTTTATCATAAGTTAAACGAACATCCACCAATGCATTTTCTCTTGTTAATCTGGATTTGTAATTCTTGCAATGGATAATGTTGCCAATGATTTCTGTGCCGTCCTTCTCTTTTCGTCTGGACAAATAGACAATGGAACTAGCCGCATATTTGAGACCAGAACCACCGCCCATTTCTTTTTTAGGGAACATACTACCGACAACATCATAAGTGTGGTTAGTTATTATAAGGGGAACTTTTGCTTTTCCTAATTTTAATGTTAAAACTCTAAAGGCAGCTTTTACTATTTGTGCCCTTGTCATATCTCTTGTTTCTTTTCCTTCTGCTGTATCTTCCATTTCTTTTGTGGTTGATAACATACCTAAACTATCTAATAGTAATAGTAATGGTTTTCTATCAGAAGGATCCTGTGAATTGTATTTGTCTAAAACTGTTATTGCTTGGTGCCTAAATTCTTGAACTGTGGTGACAGGCATAATCACCATTCGTTTGGAATCAATCTTTCTATCTTCAATCAATTCTTTGGTCACAGCAGATTCACTCTCAAAGAATATCACACCACCATCTGGATTTTTATCCAAAAAGTGTTTGCATATACCTAATACAAAGAAAGTTTTACCTGTTGCACTTTCACCTGCTAATGCTGTAATCTTATTTGCAGGAATTCCATTATAGATACTGCCTCCCAATAATGCATTAAACACATAGGAACCTGTATCAATAAACGAATCAACATCTCCTGCTTCTACTCCTTCCGAAACTAAACTTGCATATTCATTTCCGGTTTCTTTAATTATATCTTTCAAAAAGTTTGTCATTATTCTACTGTTAGTTTATATTCGTATACTCCATCGTCTTTTGTTTTCATATAGTCTGCATAATCCTTTTCTCTTTGGTCGCCGCCTTCCATTCCATCGGAATATGTTTCAGTCCATGACCAATCGTCATCAGCATCCTTATATCTCTTTCGACTATATCGCTTTTCTATAGTTATCATTATACTAAATTTTCCACCTCCTGTCAATAAAAATATTTAATAATAACTATTTATATTACATAAAACTATCTAATGTTGCCTTCCTAGAATTTCTAAATAAGTCCAAATCGTGTCTAAACTCTTCCGTACCACAATCAACTCCTCTAAAAACCCATACATTTTCTATAAACAATCTATCCCTAAATTCTGCTTTTTCTTTTTCATCTTTAAATAACTTATCACTTTTAGGTCGTTGCATAATTCTCATTCCAATCTGACCCATAAACGAATCTTTAAACTTATCTACCAATTCATCACTAGAATAATATCTTTTACCTCTAACTTTTGGATCCATAATATTCACTAACATCCAGCCTCCATTACTTAAACTTTGCATGGTCTTTTCTGCAACTGGTAAATAAAACTTATCTCTCCAATTCTCATATTCATTAAACTTATGCCATGATTGGTCTTCCTCATGCTCACCACCCTTATTATATTCTTCGGTTGCAAAATAAGGAGGAGAAGTAAATGCACAATCTATTTCTGGAAGTTTATGATATGGTAAATCCTCAGCGCCACATCTCCATATGGTCACCTTTTTAGGTTTTGTTAGAAGTTTATTATACACAGATATCTGTTCATTGTACCGTTGATAAGTATTTGGATTCGGATCACATCCATAATACTCTTCCGCATCCGAAGCAAAGAAACCTGCAAGTCTATCACCCCAACCACAACTTGTATCCAAAACTGTTTTAGCATTTGTCATATTATATACCGCTTTTGCTACTACTGGTTTGAATTGTGTAGCAATATAAGTACCCAATCGGAACGCTGAAATATAACTTTTGGAGTCCAGTACACCCCCAACCAACTTTTCATTCTCACTCCCATCTACTTCCTTGATAACTTTTTTCTGGACGCCATTAATTCCTCTCCATATAGGCCCCAAACACTTCCAAATATCCTTTGCAGTCCCGTTCTCCCACACCTCTTTCGGAGCTCTGAATCCATAACTGCCACATTCCAATCTTAAATCTTGATGAAAATAATTAGACACATCATTAAAAGTACTAGGTCCATTAATCAGTCCAATTCCATATTCTGAAAATGAATATTTGTAATCATCATACTTCTCAAATACATCCTTTTCAATCTGTTCTTTTGGAGTACAAATGGTGTTCGTATCAAACTTTTGCAAGTCATAAAAGCACTCTCTCATCCTGGTCTGGCTTATTTCTTTAAGTGGAAATACAGGTCTTTCTGTTGCAATATATTCAGACAAAGTATCTCTAAAGGTCTCCTTGCCGTAGGTTTCGTTCAGTAATTCAAATGACTTACTATCTAAAACAGGCAGTTTGCCGTCTGTAGCCGCGGCTATAAGACGATTATATAGTGATTTATCGTAGTTTTCTAACATATACTAAAAAAACATATCTAATGTTGCTTGTTTCTCAAAATTCCATCCTATTGCTTTGACTATGAATCGTAGAGGTTCTAAAAATGATTTATCAAATTGACTCTCATAATCAACATACTTATGGAGATTAAATTCTTTTGGAAGTTTAGTTGGAAATGCAATCACTTTTTCTCGTATTGGATTAGGTTCTTTCAATTGGATAAATTTAATCTTATCGCCTTCATTAATTTTTTCATACTTGTGGGTTAACTTATTCGTTTTTAAATAATAATTATATAATAAACTTCCTTTTGTATGCATTGGAGTGGACTTCTGATAGATGTTTGTAGTATCAGCATACTTAATAACTCCATTAACGGAACGAGGATATGCAATCTGTTCAGGTTTTAATTTCTTAAAATGTATTCTAAAATTATCTATGAATTGAATTAATGCTTGCTCATCTTTTGCCATAATCACTTCTAATGCTTCCTTAATCTTTGCACGGCATGGCGCTGGGGTAGAACTTTTAACTGCTTCAATACCCATTATTTTTAACTTCGGTTCTTTTAAGGTTAAACCTTCATCATTTAACACATTTAAAATATA